AGAAATTTTAGAAATTTCTATTTCTTTCAGCTTTTGACTTACTGATTTAATTTTATCTTTAAGTAAAGAATTCATACTTGAAAATATTTTGATATCAAGTATTTCTTCAACTAAATCTCTTCTATCAGCAGCAGATAGTTGCATAAATGGAGTATAGTTATTACTTCCAAGAACTACAACTTGCATAAATGTCCTGAAAGACATTTTAAGTATATTTTGCTCCAAATATTTTTGCTGATCTTTTACTGCAGAAAGTTCTTCTTGAAGTTTATTATTAATATAAATTTCGAAGATATTTGGAGAAATTCCTCTTCTTATTTTGAATTCTTTTCCATCATTATCAAATTCAACCTCGACTAAACAATCTTTTTTATTAACTGTATTAACTAACTGTTTTTTTGTTGTTCCCCTATTTGATTTACCATATAAACCAAATATTAATGCAGTTATTATTAAACTTTTACCTTGACCCGAATTTCCTCTTATCAAAGTTGTTTTATAAGAATTGAAATCAATTTCAGTAAATTGATTTCCGGAAGATAATATATTTTTGTATTTAATTTTGCGAATAAACAGCATCTTCTTTAGGAGGTATCACAACATCATCTGGTTTAACTACCACATAATGGTAATTATACATCTCACACGTTTTAATTGCAAGTTCATCATTAACTTCAACTACTTCCATTTCAGGATAATCTTCAGCTTCTAATAATCCTGCATATCGATCTGCATCATCATATTCTTCAAAAAAATATAATGCCTTTTCTCCATCGTCATCTACAACACAAAATGCTCCTTCTGTAGACTTTCCCGAAATAGCTAAAATATACATCAAACCTCCAATTCTAATGCTTCTTGGTATATTTGATGAAGTATCTTCTTCACCATATTTTTATCTAAATTAAAATCAGAATCGTCAATATATTTATTTAAGGTAGTTAAAGTATCTTCAATTTCAAGATTTTCAATATCTACATTAGTATCATCTATAGTGTTAGTATCAACTATTTTCAAATCAATAATATCTAAATTAGTCAACTTTGATATAAAAGTATCGTAATTATTTTGGTTTGATTTATTTTTAACTATAAGTTTTACATATTTTTCTTTTAGATCTTCTTCATTAACTTCGTCAAGCTGATTATCATCATAATAAAATTTAGTATAAATTTTATATGGATTTTCTATGAATTCTAAATCATAAGTTTTAGTATCAAATATATGAAATCCTCTTTCATCATCAACATCATTCCAGAACATTTGATAAGGATTTCCCAGATAAAATATTTTACCATCATTACTTCTAGTATGATAATGTCCAGAAAACACTCTATCAAACTTACCAAACCGTTCTGTAGTCATTCCGTGAGTGTTTATTTGACCTGGAAATAAAGTAAATCCAGTAAGCTCTAAATGACCGAATACAAGCTTTGATGTGGTCTCCTGGAGTAGTTTGAATGACTTTTGTTCGTTGTCTTTACAAATCCAAGGTAAAAATAAAATATTTTTATCACAAATATAATGCTCTTCTGGTTCTATTATTGGAATTATATTATCATAGTCTCGCAAAAGTGTTCCAATTGCATTATGCTTGTTTGTAGAACGCATAGATGCATCGTGATTGCCGCATATTTGATAAACTGTTACTCCAAGTTCTTTAAAACGATCATAGACAACTCTTTGAGCCCATTCTAAACCCCAATAATCAATTCCTTTACGATTATCAAAAGCATCTCCCAAATGAATAACTGTTTTAATATTTCGTTTTTCTAACTCTGGGAAAAATATATTTAAATAAAATTTTTCAAAATAATTGTGAAAATTTATGTTAGATTTTTTAAATGAAATGTGAGTGTCGGTTATACAAGCTATTTTCATTAGTAATATTTTGATTGAATATTATCTTTAATTGAGTTGTAATCAGAGCTTGAATAATATTCATCTGCTGTAAATACTTCATCAAAACAGCTCTTTTCTAATATCTTTTCTTTAATCTCCATTTGTTTCTTTTCTCTACCAATTCTTCTCAAGAAAGCAAAATAACATATTTGTGTAAAATATGCAAAAGGGTTCATCTTTCCACCAGTTTTTGGATTAACATAATCTGGGTCAAAGTTGTGAATATATGTTAGTTGATTTTCTACTGCATCACTAATCATATCATCTCTGAATTGATAGTTACAAAAATTAGGTCTATATGAAAGATGTGTAGCAATCTTTAAAAAACAATCTCCCAAATATCTAGGAACGACAGGTCTATCTAATCCTTCTTCTTTAGCCTTATTACAAGCTATTTTATAATCTACTAAAGCTTGATAAAAATCTTTGTTGTTTACATAATGTACGTTCTTCTGCTTTTTAGTCATATTTAATTTCAGCCATTAATATGTAAATACTATAGCATACTAGTCAAGTATTAAGAAATATTACAATATACTAAAACAATACTTGACAGAATTGAATAAATCGGTGACAATATATCTGTTGGTTGATGAAGGTTAATTAGTACTTAATTAATTAATAAGGTTTAAGACTTAAATAATTCTATAGACTGTCCGAAGGACAATCCCGAAGGGATTTGATAAAGTTTATTCTTGAGTTCTTGATGCTGAATTTGAACGATATAGTTTTTCTAGTGATACTCTTGCTTCAGGTATGGATGTTATATATCCCATATTTGGACTTATTTTACTTTGATTACTAGATTTATTATGCTCTTTAATATATCTTTTATGCATTTTTACTAACGTAGTATCTTTAACTTCGGTCATAGTCATTACTTTATCTCTGTTTATTATAAATGTTGTTTCTTCTGTTAGGTTAATCCAAGGATTAATTCTAGCTATTGGAACTCTTAGTTTTGGAGAATATGTAGTCTCAACAAATACTGGATGGTCTAAAACTAATAAAATATCTTGATTTTCTTCAAAAGCACATACTTTTGAAAATATTTCTTCTCCAGAAACTAATTTAATAACTGCGTAAAATTCTTCATTCATTCTCCTTTTCCTTAAAATTTATTTTGTGTATTTGATAATTAAAATTTTCTTCAACATATATTTTAACTCTTTCAATCAAATGATTCAGGGTGTAATTTTTATTGGAACCATTTGAAATATCATCAGCAATATCATAGAGAACTGCTTTATTTTTAGTGTCAGATTTTCTTAAAATTCTTCCTATACTCTGTAAATTTCTTATTTTTGACTTTGATGGACTAGCAAAGATTAAATTGTGTAGATTTTTAATTGATATACCAGTACTGAATACTCCATATGATGCAACAATAATTGCATTATTTTCTTTTTCAGTAATTTCTCTTACTTTTTCTCTTTGTTCTGTATCAACTCCTCCATAAACAAAGAACACTTGTCTATTATTGTTTGCTGAATTATTTATTAAATCATATAGAATTCTTCCGTGAGTATCTACACGAGAAAATAGGATAAGAGTATTACCCTTTAAATCTAAGGCTAAATTTTTTATGAAAGTATTGCGCCTTTCGTGTCCTATAATGTATTGAATTTCATCTTCATAAGTTTCAAATTTTCTTTTATTATGTTCTAATATTAAAATTTGTATTTGTAACTTTGCTATGTTACCCTTTTCCATTAACTCTTGAGTTCTTATAACTTTATATGCAGGTCCAAAAAGTCCTTCTAGAGTCCATATATGAACTTTCTCTGGCTGAGTAGTTCCAGTTAATCCAAAGCGATATTTAGCGTCGCACATCTTATGCATAATGCCTTGGATACTTTTGCTGACGGATTGATGACATTCATCAATTATAACAACATCAAAATCTTCAAAGTATGATTTTTCTAAATCATAAATGCTTTGATATGTAGAAATCATTATTGGTTTATCAGTTTCTTTTGCTCTACCAGAATATACTCTATGAACCAACTCCTCACAGTCCCATCCATAATCAATAAAATCTTTATATGCTTGTTCTATGAGTGATGTCGTAGGACATACAATTAATACTCTAAATCCCTTTTCTACATAATATCGTGTTATAGAATAGGAGATGATAGTCTTACCAGAAGATGTTGGAGACACTAAAAGTTTTCTATTATGTTTTAATGCTTGATAGACTGCATCAATTTGATAATCTCTTGGTTCATATTTTGTATCCAGAATTCTTCTCATAAAAGATTTTACCCCACCAAGAGAAACCATTTCATTTTCTTCATATGGTAATCCATAGAATTTACTATCTTCAAATTCATATGAATAATCTAAAGCTTTAATTTTTTCCACTAATTTATCTAATAAACCAACATAAAGTTCTCCTGTATGAGTTGATAACATCCGGATTTTTCCATCCCAACTTTTGTAGCGATTTCCCCTCATAAACTTTGCTGAGGGGACTTCAAATTCAAAATATGGAGCTAGTTCGTATAAGATATGAGGTTCGCAAGAAAGTTTTAGATAAACTTCATTTTTCTTTTTAATTTGAATATCGGCCTGCATTAACTATACCC